AGTCTTTGTTTCATAAATTCTTATTGCTGTCCAAACAATAGTAAAGATTGCAGCAAGTGCAGGTAATACATCAACAAGTGTTCCAACTACAGTAACCATAGATATAGCATCTACAGTTTGTTTTATATTTTCTGTATCCATATATTCAATAACTCCAGATAGTTGGTCTAGGTCTTGATGAAGAATTTTCAATAGTATCTAAATGTAAAAATCTAGAGCCACCTTTTTGGTTAACTCCTATACCTGTAAAGCCTACTAAAAATGCTAATGATAATAATTCAAAAGCATTTTTTCTATCTACTAGTATGTCACATGCCTTACCTGATACATGTGCTCCACCTTTAGGATCTTTCTTCATAGCTTCTACAGGATGTGTTTCATCTCTAAACCCAGAAGTAATAGTCATAGGTTTACCATAGCTATCTCTTAATTGATTTAACTTATCTATAAAGTTTTGATCCATATCTTCTGTGCCTGTGTGACTACATATAAATTCACTAGCTTTAAAATATCTAGAGTTATCCCAATCTACACTCATATTCTTGGTTCTTTCTTTTCTAGTATTTCATTTATTTCATTCGACTTTTGTTTACTACCCACACTACTTCCGAAGTAATATGCTAACACCATTGTAGTAGCTGAGTTTAGAGCACCTAAGACGTACACCAAAATATCTTTAGCTCCTGAATTTACATCTACATCTGCAAATATAATTACTAAGAATAAAGCAAAAGACATTGCTACTGTACCTAATGCAAGTATTGGAGTTACACATTTATTTAACCAACTAGCATTTTCACTAGTTGCAATAGCAGTTTCTCTAGCTCTAGCTGAATCTCTATCAGCCATAATCATTTCTATTTCTTTTAGTTGACCTTCTTTTTCAAGAGAGGCTAACTTAAGTTTAGCTTTACGTTGTGCATCTTTATCAGGTATTAATCTTTCGATTAACTTTTCTCCGATAGGTAATATACTAGACAATAGTGGTAACATTTACTAACTCCATTTGTGCTTTATAAAACTTTTTAAATAAGGGGCATCCGTCTTTTGTTTCCCCAATAACCCAGGTAAATTGTTCATAGCTATTTTGACATTGATATACACATTTATCTTCTTCGTACCAACTTAATCTACATTGATACTCGCCATGAAAAACTATTAATGTAGTAAGTATTAAACTAATCATTATCTACTTGCCTCTTTAATCATATCAATTAAAAACCAAATCATACTTGCTAACAATGTACCTACTATAGTTATAGATCCACCCATTGTTGTATTGTAAAAAAAAGCTTTACGTCTACGAATTTGTTCATATACTTCTTTTTCTCTCTTAGCTTTTATAGCTCTACGTTGATGAATAAATTCTTTGTATCCTCTAATACCTAAGTGATTAAGAGCACCTACATAAAACATACTTTTAATTTCTTTTTCTTGTTCTTCAATCTTTCTCTTAGCTACTAATGTATCAAATGCTTCTGCTGTTGCTGACTTACTATATACAATCTTTTTAAAGATAGAAGGTTTGGCTTCTTCCTGTGACATCCATTCTTGTAAGTCACTTATATGTCCTGCCCACTTAGATAAAGATCTATAAACTGCATCAGCCTCATCTGCTGCTTTAGCAACTTTCTTTACTACAGTAAAAGCAGTATTAGCTGCTGCTAGGAGTGTGAGAGGATCTATCTTATTTCCTTAGTTTATTAATTAACTCTATAAAAGCCTTTGTTATTTTGTTAGAAGTTTGTGTATTCATTAGTTTTATTTAAAAGTACAAAATTGTGTCATTGAAAATCTACCTAAACATTTACCTCTTTTATTTTCTGGCATTAAAACATTTTTAACTTTATGAAATAAAAAAGATGGAAAAATAATCATTGAATTATTTTCAGGTTTAATATTTATTTTATTTTCTATACTAAACTCACCTCCAGTAAAATGCATTGGTGTTTTAAAAAAAATATAAGTTGCTGTTAATGATGCTATATCTACATGAAAATCATATAAGTTATTATTTTCATAGTAATTTAAAAAAGTCTTATCTGAATTACAAATATTTAAATACTTAAAAAGGTTATGTTCTTTTAATAATTTATCTCTTACTTCTTCATTAAAAAGTTTTCTATTTATATTAAAAATTAAACAATGTTTTCTACCTTCAGATGTATATAACTCATCAAGTTGTATGGAATAATTTTGTTTAATTTTTTTATTTTTAAAATCTGGTGCTCCATATGATTTTTTAAAATCTGTATGCCACATATAAGGATTTAAATTAAAAATAAAATTAGTTAATTTTTTATATTCTTGTTTATCAAAATAATTATTTATAATTACTACTGGTAAATTATCTACATATTTTAAATTTAATTTCATTACTTATTTATAATTAATGTTAATAGTAAATCTAGCTTGTTCATTTGTACAATTTGTACTTGCATGAAATATAGATGGATCAAATAAAATAATTCTATTTTCAATAGAAGAAATAAATTTATCTTCTATATAAGTTCCTCCATTACAAGTATTTAAAAAATATATAGCCCCTTTATGTTTAATTGGATAATCTTGATGTTTATCATGTGTTATTAAATTCTCAGTTTTTGGATAACAATTAATTTTTATTCTTCGTAAAGCAAATGCATTTAATTTATTTAATAATGGATTAATGTAATTAACAAATTGACTATTAGAAAAATTATTGTCATATAGTGTATGTGTAAAATAAAAGTGTCCTGTTATTTCTTTATCTTTTGAAACATATTCATTAAAATAATAAGGAAAATTTGCAGATATAAATATATCTTTTAATTTATTAAAGTCTTTTTTATCTAAATAATTGTCTATTATTTTCACTATATATTACCAACCAATATATTGTCCTCCTAAATTAAGATGTTCTTGATAATTACCAATAACCCATCCTTTTGTATTATCAGATTGATACTGATCTTCATACCAAAGATAATATTTATCTTCTGCAACTTCAACATCTGTTAATGTTGGTTTTTTAATTGGTGCTTGCCAATTATTATTAGAGTCTAATATCCAACTATTACAAGGTTTAGGTAATATAAAAACTGAACCATTCCATGTACCTCCTATAACTGCTGGTTTACTATCTGTATATTCATACCAATTATCACCTGCTACCCAATTGTCAGGAGCAATAGTAATATTTTGTACAATATTTGTACCAGGATCTACTAAACCAAATTTTTTCATGATGCTGCATACCTTATGATTAATAAACCTTGTTTACCCACTCCTGCTGTTTCTGTAGGTGCTCCTGATCCACCTCCACCAGATCCAAAAGAACCTGCATTAGTTGCTGTTACTCCAGCATTAGCATAAGATCCATTACCTACACCACCTAAACCTGCACCTGTTCCTCCTTGTGCTCTATCTGATCCTTGTAAAGCTTGGCCTTGAGCATTTTGTGCTGATTGTGGATTAGCTCCACCACCACCACCACTTGCTACTATACCTGAATTAGCTTCGTCAAATTCAGTAAAAGTTGCAAATGCAAGGGCTGTATCCATTGCAGTTAAAGCCATACCTTCTCCTCCTGCACCACCTCTATGAAAATTATCTTTATCAGGGCCAACTGAACCTACTTGTGTAGCTCCACCACCACCACCTGCATTATATGATTGACCACCACTATTAGCTGCTCCACCTACATTAGTGTTATCTCCATTAGCAGCACCTCCAGCATTGGCATTACCAGTTCCAGCACCTCCTCCACCAGAGCCTCCTGCTCGACCTGCTCTAGTGTCAGGGTCAGTAGATTGATTACCACCATCACCTCCACCTAAACAAGTTACAAGATTAGTTCCACCAGCAGATATAATTGTGCTACCTCCCTGTGATACTGAATTACTAGCATTAGATGCTCCAATAATAACTTTATAAGTTGTACCTGCTTCAAAAGTAACTTCAGTTAAATTATCAACTTCTCCTGCACCACCACCACCTCCACCATTTACACCTCCACTACCACCAGCACCAATAGCAATTACATTAGCTAATCCACCTACAGTAACTGCAAAATCACCTGCAGCAGTAAAAACATGATATTTAAAATCCCCTAGTGTTTTTGTTTCATTACCACCTGATGCTTCTATAGGATCAACAGCACCTGAAAAAGTTGTTAATAAAAGTTGATGAATACCTGTCATAAGTTAACTCACATTTCCTGTAATTACACATGCTGAAGAATCTATAAATAATACACTAGCTACTCCATTGTAAGCTAATGTAACTAAAGCAGTTGACGTTTCTGCTCCTGCTACGAAACAAGTATTTAATTGTGCTGCTGAAAAAGTTGTAACTGCTGCTGCTGTTTTTCCACCATAATTAGTATTAAGTACTGTAAATATATCTCCAGCAGAAAATACATCTTTAGTTAAAACTAAAGTTTGTGTTGAAGAAGCTGTACCTGTAAGCATTATAAAATTACCTGTATCAGTACCAGCAGCAGTACCTAATTGAGTAGCTAAGTTTCTAGATTTAGGAACTGCTCTTAAATTACCATCTACATCAAGATAAGTTTTATTAGTTATAGTTGCTGTTCCTGCTTCAGATACTAATGTAGAGTTAGCACCCTTTGGTAAAAGCATTTCATTAGTGACTCCCTCACTATGAGGTTGTGCCATTACTTTTTGTCCATGTGAGTTATCTCTACAATTAAGTTGTATTTGACCATCTACAGAAGAACCATCTCCTTTTACTTCTACAATTTGTGTTGCAGGATTAATTGTTAAATTTCCTGCACCATTAGTAATATCTCCTTCAACTCCAAGAGTAGAAGCTACAGATACAGCACCTTTAACATTTAATGTTCCTTGTGCTGAAGTGTTACCTTGTATATGAAAAGTACCACCAACTGAAGCATTTTTAAGAATACCTAAATTACCTGTGCTATTTGCTGTTGCAAAAGTAAATTCATCTGTTATTGCCAAAGTACCTGTAATAGAAGCATTACCAGTTATACCTAATGTACCACCTACTGAAGCTGCACCTATTACACTTAAAGTACCTGCATTAGCTTGGTTGTTAGTGACTGTTAATGTTCCACCTACAGAAGCATTTTGTCTAATGTCTAAAGTACCTGTTCCTGATATACCACCTGCTACATCTATATCTCCAGTTAATACAAATGATCCACCAACTGATGCAGCACCTACATTGTCAAATCTGTCAAGACCTACATAATCATTTGTAACTGTTAATGTACCACCTACAGAAGCATTTCCAACTGCACCAATTTCATCTTTAGCAATAATAGTATTTGTTACTGTAAGTGTTCCACCTACAGAAGTATTGCCTATAGCTTCTAATGTTCCTGAGTTTTCTTGATTACCTGTTACTTTTAAAGTGCCACCTACAGAAGAATTACCTTTAACTGCAAATGTAGATGCTCCTGATATAGCTCCAGTAATAGTTGTAGCACCACCTACTGATGCTGCACCTTTAACATCTAATGTTCCAGCACCTGAAGCATTTCCTGTTACTGTAAATGTGCCACCTACAGAAGTGTTACTTATAACACTTAAAGTAGTACCTACAGAAACAGAATCAGATATTCCTAAACTTCCTGTTACATTAGCTGTAGCAAAATTAAATGTGCCACCTATACTTAACGATCCATCTACAGAAGCATTTCCACTAACTCCTAAACTACCTCCTACAGAAGCAGCACCTACTACACTTAAAGTAGAACCCATAGTTACTGCACCAATAACATTGGCTGCATCAGCAGATATATTATCTAAGTTAGCAGTACCATCAAGATACAAATCTTTAAATTGTTTATCACTACCACCTAAGTCTAAAGTATTAGTAGTTGCTGGAGATAAAGCTGTAGCACTAATTTCTAATTGTTGTGCTGGGCCAACTTTTACAATAGCTGCACCTTCAGCAGATGTGCCATCATGTGAGTGTCCATCTGTTTTAAATGCATTAACTATTGCATCAAATTCACCATCTAAATCTGATGCATTAATTACATTACCATCAGCAATATTATTGCTGGAATCGTTTCTATTGTAGCCTGTACCCATTTTAAATTACCTCGTTATTATCGTCTATCAAAAGTGCCATATTCTAATGTTGCAGCATCTAAAGAATATGAGGGGTTTGAATCAGTAGATGAAAACAATACTGATACGTTAAATCCTGATCCTACTGTTTGTGCTGTAAATTTCTTTTTTAATCTACCACCATATACTGCTGTACCATAAGTAGAAGTGCTTCTACCATATACACCTGCAACTCCTGATGTTGTATTAGATAGTGCTATTGATGCTGGTTGTACACTACCTTCTTCATTTAAATCAAACTTTAATCTAGCTGTAGTATCAAAACTACCTGAAGGCTCTGTATATAAATGTAATTTAAAAATAGTCTTTCTAAACTCAGGATCACTTAAAGCTACAAAAGGTGATGCAAATGTAGCCTCTATAGCAGTACCATCAAAAGTATTAGTTGTATCCATGTTATATACAAAACCATTTGTATTTGCAAATACTATTGTTTCAGTCTTAGATTTATAGTTACTATCTGCAACAAATGCTTTAAACCCTCTAGTTTCTGACCAACCAAACATAGAACCTTGTGGCCCTGCTAACTGTGTTCCTATAATACCAGTAGCAGCAGAATCACTAATATTAGAATTAAATCCTAACAATCTATATTGAGATTTATTTTTTATAGTTACACTCATAAAAGAATTATTAGAATTAATAACATCTGTTACTTCTTTTTGTATAGTTTTTGATATAACTGCTAAATCAAAATCTCCTACTTTATCTGATCCACTTAAAGATCTAATACCATCAGGCCCAAGAAATACTACATCTCCTGCAACCTCTCTAATAGTGTCTGAATCTATACATCCTATGTTTCTAGTTACAGGTTGTAAAACAAAATCAGCTATAGTATTACCTACTAACCTATCAATTTTATTTTCACTAAATATAATTAGCTGATCTCTAAAAGCAATTAAGCCTGTTATATTAGAGCCTACACTTATATTTCCAGCACCATTACCTGCATCAAAATCATTATCTGTATAAGGTGCAGTAAAAGTTAGTACATCTCCTTTAGCAAAAAATAATTGATTCTTATATGATGCTGTATGAGATGCACCTAATACATCATCAGGTGCTCCTGTTAAAGGTGTATAAGTAGTTCCATCATATACAAATGGATAATTACTACCATCTACACCTGCTATCTTCTCTGTTGTACCTATTCTATATTTAGAAAATCTATTTATATTAGTAGCTGCATTTACTTTTGCTGCTGTTAAAAATGTTATTACAGCATCATTACTTGGGCTACTATTTAAATCAGGTGATATAGCTATTGCTGATTCACCTGCTGCATTAACTGTAGGTTTAGTTGTTACTGTATAAACTAAAGCTACACTTGCAATAGTAAATGTATCTCCTACTTGTGGTGCTGATGTTAATCCATCAACATTTAAAGTTCCACCACTTTGACTACCACCATTTACTCTAGGTACTCCATACTGACTTACATTTATTTGTGTAAATCCTGAACCTCCTGAACTATAAACATTATTATTTCTTACTGCTATAACTGTTGATTCCCATGCAGCTAATCCATGTACAGCTTCATTAGAACCACTAGTAAAAGTTACATTAGCTTGATCAGCAGGGCTACTATCTAAACTAGTAGTTAAAGTAAGTGTAGCTCTTTTAGTTGTACTACTATAACTTACACCTCCTGATGCTACTGTGTATGTACCATCTACTCCTGTTATTGTTAAAGTATCTCCTACTACAGGTGTAAAATGTACATTCCCTATTATTAATGTTGTACCTGATTGACTAGCTCCATGTACTTTACAAACATTAAAACCTGGAACTATATTACTATCAAACTTATTATAACCTAATATCTTTTTATAACCACCCTCTACTGAAGGTTCAAAGTTTCTTAATATTCTAGCAGTACCTGGTTGCTGTATACCATGCTGTAAAGGTGCTAGATTACTTATTAATCCACCTTTAAACTCAAAAGCATATGTTTGTAAATTATCAGGCATTAAGAAGCCAATCTATAAACATATGTACTACGTTGTGTTCTTGTTAACATAGTTGATCTAACATAAGTATTTTTATTAATTAAAACAATTCTCATGTTTTTTAAACCATCTTTAAACTTTTTCTCTGCAACCATTGCATCTTGTGTATTGCCTCTAAACATATAAGCATAATGCATAGCACCATCAACAACTACATTTCTATATATTTCAGGTATTTTAGGCACATCAGTTGAATCTATTAAATCTGTACTAGTTAAATAATATTCATATACTAAAGTATAAGCTTTATTAGGTGCAGGTGATAATATATATTCTAAACCATGCCCTTTAGCTACATATACAGGAACACTTCTTAAACTTGTATCACTTGTATACTCTTGCTCAACAAATCTATCTAAGTATTCTTCATAAGTTAATACTTGTAACTTTTGTGTTCGATTACCTAATGTAGTATCTTCTTTAACTCTAAAACTTTCAAAGTCTAAAACAGTAGCATTAGCAGGAAAACTATACCTAGTAATACCAGCAGTTAAAGTATCTTCTTGTTCAACAAAGTTATAAGGCCACTCAGGATACTCTTGATCTATTTCTTGTATTGCAGCATTAACACTATCTTTAACTTGTGAATAAAATCCTACTGCACTAGCAAAATTAGAACTAGTAAGTTCTACTTCATTAAGTCTACGATTAACTTCATTAACAAGTCCTAAAAAATTATATGCCATTATGTTTCCTTAATAGGAAGTAATACTGTTCTTTCAGCTATTGTTCCAGTTGTATCTGTTATTTGACAACTAAATTTATATTTAAAATTATTAGTACCTAGTGCTACATTTATAGTAGCTACAGTATTAGTGTTAGATTTACCTACAAACTGTATTCCATTTACTACATCATTAACACTAGCTAATTCAGTTTTAGTTCCTGAAGCATTATCAACAAACCAAATAACAGAACTAATAGTAGCTTGATCATTTAAATACCTTGACCAATCCATACTAAAGTCTACTGTTTCATCAGGGTCTTTACTAGGCCATGTAAACATATTAAGCTACCTTTACTGTTCTATCTGAAGATGTAGTTGATCTATGTACATGAACTGTCCTACGTCTTTCATAGTTATCAGCTACTGCTGTATAATCAAATTGTGTTGCAGTAATACTTTCTTCACCTAATGATGATGTTGCTTTAACTCCATCAGGTATAATAGTTCTACTATTTATAGTTCCATAAACAGATGTACCATATACAGCAACACCATATACTTCTCCTGTACTATCTATTAAAGTAACTGTAGCCATTTATTTAGTCAATCCTTATAATAGCTGTAGTACTATCTGCTGTAGGAAAACCTACTATAAAATCAGCAGTTGTTGTTGTTTTATCTGCACTAAAATCTAATACACATACAGCATTAGTAGTGTCAGATGTACCACTTGTAGTTGTGTTATATACTAAAGCACCTCTTACTGTTACAGAAGCATTAGTAAATGTAGCATTATCAAAACTAGTAAATGCTACTGTGCCTGATGTAGTAGCAGTCTTATTAGTTAAACCTAATCCACCACTTGTATATCCTGCACCTGCTACTTCTCCACTAGTAGTATAACTTGTAGTACCTGCACTTAATGCTGCACCTGAACTATACAAAGCAATTTTAAAAGTATGTCCACCAGAAACAGAAAAGTCATGCTTACCTTCAAGCAATTCTTTTTTAAATGATGTACATAAAGCTTGTGTTATTGCCATTACGTTACTTTCAAAAAAAAATGGGTAACCCTTATAGCAAGAGCTACCCACATATCAACAATATAGCATTAAGCTAATTGGTCACGATCTACTTCGTCAGGCCCAAGATCATTAGAAATATCTTGAACTACTGCAAAGGCACGGAATACACCAGTTGTAGGTAGAGCACTTGCTGATGTATTAGCCTTACCAATAGTAAGATCTAATGTTAAATCAGAGCCAGTCATCATAGGTCTACAGGCAGAAGCTATTTGAGTAATTGTACCTGTAGCAATTGCTGATCCCCAATCTTCTCCATTAACAAATCCATCACCATCTACAGTTTCAATACCTAAATCTACTGTATACTTACCATCACCTTGTGTAACCATTTCAAGTCCTGCTGCATATACCAAAGACTTAGCTGGAATATCCAACACTTGAATTACGTCTGCTGATCCGATAGCTGAACCTTTAGTAGTTGTAACAGTTGCTAAATTAACATCTGTTTCAATTTTATAAGGCATCTTACGGATAGCTCTTGAAGGATGTGTACCTCCATTTATACCACTTGATTGATCTACTGTAGCCATTTATTTTCTCCTTTAAGCAGCAGTATTATATTTAGCAGTAACGATTGCTTCAGGTCTTAAAATCTTACGACCATAAAGATGCATACCACGAACGATGTCAGCAAAGCTGTCAGGATCTCGATAGCTTTCTGTCTTAGTAATCTGTTGAGCAGTAGCTACAGCAGATGAATGTCCAGCAACAATAACACCAAAGTTGGCATTTTGATTAGCTGTACCTGTTGTTGAAGAACCTGTTCCTACTGATGGAAGGTTGTTTGAAATATACACTTTAAAGCCATGTAGATTATTCAACACTAATCCATTCTGTAAGCCTGATCCACCAAAGTCTGAGTCAAATAATCTGCTATCCTCATCCTTTAATATCTCAGCAAATACAGGATCAACTACTAACCATCTGTTTGCTGTATCAACAAATTGAGTATCAAGTAAACGGCTCATACGAGCTACTACTTGTAATGGGCTTGCAGTTGCTGTTGGAACTGAAGTAGCACCTGGCAAACGTGAAGCTATTGGAATTGAATGCTCACCTGCACTACTAGTAGTGATATTAGCAAAACTACCTTTTTTTAGTTTCATTGTAGTTAAAAGCTCATCATCACCTGCTGTTGAAACAGCATTAGTACCAGGGGAAGAAGTTCTAGCTGTATCAGCAGCACCATGTTTTGCTGATTGTGAAAAACCACAAAGATAACCAAATACATCTTGATCATATTGATCTCTTAAACGATATGCAGCACGATCAGATGCCATTGATAAGAAGTTTACATGACTGTGAGCTTCTTCAATATCATCCATCTTAAATGCATAGTAGTTAGCTTGATCAACAACTAATGTGAAATCTTCATCATCAAGATCCTGTGCAGTAATTTGTGTACCACGATTGTAAGCCTGTACGGAAACTTCAGGTTCTTTAATGATTTTAACTGAATCACCCATATTAGCAATCTCACCAAAATAATCACTATTGGTAATATCTTCTACTATGGAGGATTTACGGAAAGCAAGTTGTACCTGCTTCGAGTATATTACTGGGCTAAAATTACCATTAGGTAAATTGTTATGGCCCGTTGCCTTAGGAAAAGCCATTGTATTTCTCCTTGAAAAAAAGTATAAGTATCCAACGCAGTTCTTACACAATCATTCTAGGGGCTGTCTTTATTGGTGCAAATTATATAGATGCCGTCACAAGCTATATAATATGGGCAATCAAGTTTCAGGTATTCCGAAAATTGTTATATTGCGTTATAAAATTTTGTAAGTGTAATTTGGTATCCATGTAGGGGCAAACTACACTTACAGTAATTGTTGAACTATTGTTATAAATATAAATGCTTGAATGTCAAGTACTATCTTGCTGAACCTGTCAAATCATATATAAATGTACCATTTTGTATGGCTTTAGTTATTTCTTCCTGATTTGCTTCATATTCTCTAGCTGACATTTTTTCTACATCTGATTCTTTAAGTGTTCCTACTTCAGATGAAGTATTAGGATTACCTTTATTAGTGGCTACAGATTTAGCTGCATCAAGGCTTTTATCTTTTGCAGTTACTTTCTTAGTACTAATACCCATATCAGCTTTGTAAAGATCAATAGCTCTTGCAGCAGAATTAGCATCATGCTCATTTTCATATAATGCTTTTTGAACCCACTCAGGTTGTTCTTCTACCCAAGTATGAAATTCATCTTGATCTCTAATAGTTACAAAGTCAGGATGTTTCTTTAATAATTCTACTTCAGCTTTCTCTCTTAATGCATCATCTTGCATTGTATTAATTTGTTTAAGTCTTTCTTCTAAATCTTTAGATTGTTCTTTAGCTTTTTTAATAGCTATTGTTTCTACAATCTTAGCTACATCAGGGTACTCTTTAGTCCACTCATCTAACTCTTCTTCTGATTTAGGTAACTTAATTTGTTTCTTTGTAGAAGCATCTAATTGAGTTCTTAACTCATCTATCTGCTTTTGAAGATCATGTTCTTTCTTTTGTGAGTGTCTTCTTAAATCACCATATCTTTTTTTAAAACTTTTTTCTTCTGCTGTAACAGGTTCAGGTTCAGATTTTTCTTCTTCTTCAACTTGTCCTGTATTCTGTTTTTTTAATTCTTCTAATTCTTTTTCTTCTTGTTCTATACGTTCTTTATTAGCAGATCGTGTAGCAAAGCCTACTACTTTCTTTTTCTGAGGTTTAACTTCAGGTGTTTCTATTACTTCTGCTGCTTCAGCCATTTTGTACTTCCTTCTTATTGGGGCTATCCGTAGCCTGTAAGGGGGGATAAGGTAGCCAATTATAGATTCTTTATTTTAAATGAGGAATCATTAACTCATCTTTTCCTACCAGCACCAGGATATTGTTTTTCTATAATACTTGTAGCTCCTTTTTTAACTACTTCTTTAACTGCTTTTTTACCAACTTCTTTAATAATACCTTCTTTTGTAAACTCTGGTAAAAATTTCTTAGCTATACTTTTTACAGTACTTTCACCTACAGCACTACTTACTTTAGTGCCTAATTTAGACATTAATCCTGGGCCATAAGTAAGACCTGCTCCTATTGCAGCCGCAATAGCAAACTTTTCAGCAGCATCATTTTTAGTATCCACATAATTAGGGTATATTAAAGCATTATCATTCTCATCAAACCTAATCATAAAGTTAGTCATGCCTTCAGTTTGTGTAGTATTACCCCATCTTACTCCTTTTCTTGGATCATTTGCTGCATTAATTGCTTCTATATTTGTTCGTGCTTTAGCCTTTGATCTCATGCCATAACCTATTGCTCTAGTAGTATCTTGTTCGTATCCTAACTCTCCTCCATACTTACCTTGTACTACTTGTTCACCTGTATCTTTATTAATTAAAATTCTTTTTGGAGCTTGTGGAACTAAACCAACAATCTTAGTTTCTTTTCCACCCATACCTAAACTTCTGCTTGTTGTTTTTACATCTTCAGGTGAAACTTCAATAAGTTTAGATTTTTCTCTAGATCTGTCTAAATGATTACTAACCTTTTCAGGTTTAAGATAATATTTATCACCTTTTTTAATTAATTCTGCTGATACTTTAGGTTGCTCTACATCTTTATATCCTAACTGTCTTAGATCTTTAATACCTGCTTGTGCTAATGAATCAGCCATATATTGATTTATAAATGGTACATCTGTTTGATTAGGATAACTTTGTCCTTGTCTTTTTAAATATTCATTTTGATGTTGTAATTGATTCATTATATTAGATTTAGCATCATCCCCAGTTAAATTAGTATAATCTTCTGGGCCTGATATAAATGTACTAAAATCTTTTTCTACTTTAGTTTGCTGTGTTTTATTAGTAGTAGATGTTCCTACTTTAGTAGATGTATTAGGATCTTTAGTTGGATCTACTATATCAGGAAATTTTCTACTAACTATATCTCTAGCTGATGTAAATCCTTTCTTACCTAATAAAGCTCTACCTATTTGACTTGATTCAGTATCAGGCATACCTTTACTTGGATCTAATCTTTTCATAGCAAAAGGTGATCTATAATCTCTTACTTGTTCATTTACAGTTTTAGGTTTTTCAGTTGGAGGAAGCTCTTTATTAATTGTTGGATCTACTGTTTTTTTATTTGCATCTTCATCAGATGGATAATATATTTGAGTTTGACCTAATTCTTTTTTTTCTTCTCCATCTTCAAGACCGCCACTAGCAAATCCACCTTTAGCAAATCCTGTCACACCCTCTTCAATATTTTTTTTTAAATTACTATCTTCAGATTCTTCTATGGTATTTTTAGGAGACTCCTGTGCGGCCATTTCTGCTTCAACTTCTTCAATGATACTATCAATATCTGTATCAAATTCTCCTGTGTCATCCTCTACTGCCTCCTCTGAATTACCCATCTGCCCCATACG